AATATTTATGCCGAAGGCGGGACTTGAACCCGCACGGTCGCCCGCATGATTTTGAGTTTATCTAAACTTTATTTTGTAATTATTTTCCATATTATTTATTTATTTTATTACTTGATTTCTGCTATTTTATATTTACATTTTTTAACTTTATTTATTCCAATTAATACCACTTTTCTGATTTACTATGTCATTTGTATGTCATTTCATTTTAATTTTTAAAGCACCCAACATAAAATACTTTTCTAAATATGTTTAATACTAGAGTAATATATATTTAGTTTCAATCCGCACATTTCCCATTTGTGGGATGCGTGTGAAATATAGAGCAAATCTTTTAAAGATTTGCTCTTTTCATTATGTTCATAAATTGTTTACAAATAAAATATTGACTTCCTGTCTGACAGGTGGTATAATATAATTGTAAACAAGATAAATAAATAATTTAGGAGGACGAAAACAATGACAATTAACGAAATGGAAAAAAACACATTATATACATTAAAAGAAAATTTAGAAATTGGAACAATTGATAAAGAGGGAAATTGGCATACAGCAAAAAATGAAGGTAAAGACATCGAAATACTTGAGGGTTCAATTATAAAAATGAATTTAGATGCAGATAAAAATAAATGTTTTACAGTATATAGATTAATCAAAAATGATTACATGAAAAGCAACAAAATTCTCGCTAGAAACATCAAAAATATTAAAACCATAGAAGTAGAAAAAACAAACGAGGAGAACACAAATTATACAGCATTTGAAGAATGCGGGTGTCAAATGGTTTACGAAGTTTTAGGAGAGACCTACGAAATTAGAAACCAATTAAAAACAGACGGAGCTAAATGGAACGGAATAGATAAATATTGGTGGTTTGATACAAATAATACAAATTATGAAACGAGATTAACAATTTTATAAATGAAATGGTTGGGCGGTACCATAAACCGCCAATTTTATTAAGATGAGGAGGAAAAGATGGCATACAAACGAAATTATCAAAAAGAGTGGCTACACGATAGAGTCACATGGGCTAAACTAACCGTGCGATTGCATAGAACTATAGCAGAATCATTAAAGCAAAAATTGCTAGAGGATGGAACAAATTTCAACGCTTGGTGTTTAGAGCGAATTAAAGAATATGTAGGGGAAAAGATTAATCAATAATTTATGTTCACAAATTGTTCACAAATAAAGTGTTGACTTCCTGTCTGACAGGTGGTATAATATAATTGTAAACAAGATAAATAAACAATTTAGGAGGACGAAAAAATGATAATAACAATTGAAAAATTTACAAACGAATGGTTAGAAAGTGCAGGAAATGAACTAAAAGGGATTCAAGTAAATGAAATTCTCGAAAATTTAGTTGATACAATGAAATTGAATGAAACTGACAAATATGATTTTGAACCAACTGTTGAAAATGCGGAAACAATAAAAAATATAATTGATGAATGTCTTAAATAAAAACTAATAATTGGGTGGTACAAACCACCCAAAATAATTTTAAAAGGGAAAAGTGTTATAAATGGAAAACTTAACAGGTCAGAGATTTGGGATGTTAGTAGTAATTAGAAAAACTGACAAAAAACAATATGGATATCTCATATGGGAATGTAGATGCGATTGTGGAAATATCGCTTATAAATCTATACAGCAGCTAAAACACAGCAAAATGGCAAGCTGTGGTTGCTATCTCAAGGAATTCCATAATGAGCAGATGCAACGCACATTATTAAATGGAACCTATAGGAATATAGTAAAAAGAGCTCAAACGGTTAGGAGAGACAGTACTACCGGTATAAGAGGAGTAACCAAATTATTGAATAGGAATAAGTATGTAGCTACAATATATTTTAAAAAGAAGAGGTATTTTTTAGGAAACTACGATACAATAGAAGAAGCAAAATTAAGCAGGAAAGCAGCTGAAGAGCGTTTTTATAAGGAATTCATTAGAGAGTGCGAAGAAAACAAATATAATAGCAACAAAATAATATGGAATAAGGAAGAAATAAGGCAGGCAATCAATAATTTCATTTTTAAAAATAAAAGAGAACCTGTCTATGAAGATTTCAGAAACGCCGTTACGAATAAATTGCCTACTACGCATATACTAAAAAAACTCTATGGAACCTATTCCATAGCAATAATAATGAGAAAATTAAATCTAGATACATCACATAACTACGGCAAATGGGACCGTAAAAACGTAATAAGTGCCATTAAAAAATTTAATAAAGTTAACGGACGGCTACCAACTAGCAAGGATCTTAAACAAAATAAAGATTTGCCCTATTGGAAAACTATAACTACGCATTTACGTATAAAAACCATGGTTGATTTTAAAAATTTTTTTGAGAAAAATAACGAATAAAACAGTACAGTAATTAAATACTGTACTGTTTTTTAATTGCTGGAAATCCAGCTGCTATTAGTTTCCTAACTAATTCGTCGGCATAGTCCGGGTTCGAAAATGCCCCAGCTTGAACAACCCAAATGTTTTTAATATCTGGAATCGTAGTTGTAGTTGTAACTAATTGAGATTTAAACCAATTCCATTTAGCCCAATTGTTTGTAGACATAGAGTTGGGACAGCCCTTTCTAGATGCGTCATAATGTCTAACCACATTATCAATTCCCACATTGTATTTTTGCATCAAGTGTTTTGTTAACTCAATAGTATGGGATACGGCTTTATCATAGTTTCCATCAGAATTTACACATACTTCTATTCCTATACTGTTATTATTGGTAATCCCATATTTCCCACCACCATCTCCACAGTGCCAACTAGTATTTTGATCCTCAACTAGTTGCATTATATTACTGTCATCAACAAAATAATGAGCAGAAGCTTGTCTATCTCCACCATTGAAATAGTTGAAGTGGTTTAATGCTCCAGAACCTTTTCCAGTGTTTCCAGTGTCATGAATCACGAGGTATTTTATGGATTGTCCACATCTCCCAACGTTAAAATTATATTTAATTAGCTTTTTTTGAATATCTAACATAACATCTCCTCCTTTTAAAATTCTGCATGGATCACATAACTCTTGTGATAGCTGTTAACATTAAAGTCAAATAGTTTCCACGTTGGATCTACGCTAATCCATCTATTCGTAGCAGTGTCTAGAAATTGATTCCAAATATGACTTTCACCACAAACTAATCTAACTTTTAACCCTACAGCATGCGCCATGGCGGCGTACAACATAGCGAATTCAAAGCATACACCTGATTTCGTATCGAAAGCATACTGCGCGCCTGCTTTCAAATTACATAGATTAGTTCTGTTTTTTATTTGGTTAGATCTATCCATATCATAGGTAATATAACTAGATACAAATTGGTATAGTATTTTAGCTTTATCGTAGCTTTTAGGATAATTGTATGTTACCCCCATAGCCATATATTGTCCGCGCTCATTTAATGTAATAGCTTGTCTAATCGGGGTATTGCAATAATAAACTACATTAGCAAAATATCCGCTATCAACAGGGATTAGAGTACTCAAATCACTGCTTTCTTCATTTATAGCTAAATCTTTGTAGTTGTTTGTGATATTGTAGGTATTACCTATGTTGAATGTATTATTAGTGTTTGTACCACTTATATTCACATTTATGTTTTGAGCTGATGTAGTTACAGAGCTAAATATTAAAAATAATATTATAAATTTAACTAATCTTTTCATTTATCAACATCCCCTAACATACCAGAATATTTTGAAAATATCTTATCTATTATTTGAGGACCACTCCAGCCTACCAGTCCAGCTAATAAATAACCTGCCTGCGGTGGAATGTTTGCCATTGACGCAGCCAAATAAATTATTGTTGCACCAAAAGCAGAGGCTACCATTGACGATATTAGGCTTGTGATTTCAAGATTTTTAAAATTTTTGTTTAGCTCCTTAGCCGTAACTCCGAAAATCGCTAAAATAGCATAGATTACAATTTCAAAAAAATTATTTAAATTCATTCTATGCCACCTCCTTGAACGACATCAGCCAACCTTGACCCTTTCATTATTAGCCATATCTGCATTACTACTATTAACGCTATTAGCGTCAACGTTCCGTAAATTATCCACGTTGCAAAATTATCGAGCGGAGCATTTAATGACACAAATGCCATTAACAAATATCTGTCGTGTCCATCTGCGGTAGTAACCCATTTGTAATAAACCGATCCTTTGCTATTTCTATTGTATGATAACTCCATTTCTCCATGATTATTGTTTAGCGCATTTACTAGGTTATCATATGCGAATGGATCAAAAGCAGGTTCATTGTAGAGTACCCTTTTGGATTCTAGTTCTAAATGGTAGTTATATATTGCAGCAAATACCATGTATTCACTATCGACAAATGTGATTTGCTCTTTTACCGATTTTATATATTTTTCATACTGTGGATCTGTAGTGTTAAATAATCCTATCTGTGTGGCGATTAGATCTATAGGGGTATGAATGTCATGAAATTTTTGATGATATTTTTCTGTTTGCACTTCTGCACAAGCCATTGAGAAAAATTTTAAACTAAATAAACCTATTATTAGTGGTATCAAAATGAGGTATCTTTTCACTAAATCATCACCCTTTCTAATTCATGAATTTTTAATATAATTAAAGTTATGGTAAATATTTACATATATAAAGATTCTATTTTAGTGAGAAATGTTGCATAAAATATAATTTGTTAAAAAAAGGCGAAAAGAGAAAGAAAGCTAAAAGATAAAAAAAAAGAAGCTAAAATATAAATTAGCTTCTTTTTTTTAAAAAACGTAATAGGAAAAAGTTGATACATAGGGGACTTAATTTTTGAAAACACATACAATTTAATAGTACACTCTATAAATAATGATATCATAAATACCATTAATTGGCAATAAAAAAAGGGGCTAAGACATCAAATTAGCCCCTTTTTTATCAACCAAAATAGTACAAAAAAGAAATTCGCTTACCGCATTAATAATATCACAAATACCATTAATTGGCAATATAACTAAACATATAATATCCTATCGTTGCTATAGCTAACTGCTACAGCATATTGATTGTTTTCTACTGCCAAATTATATGTATATTTTAGTATTTTATATAGGTTACCTTTGCATATTACTGCATTTGTATTGGCATCTGAAAACATCATAAATTCACTGCCAAATGAGCGACCTGTCATTAGACCCTCAACAGCTAAAAATCTATCTAAAGCAGCATCATATTTTAAAGTGCCAAGTAACCCACTATTGGAAGCAAATATATCATGATTTGAATCTGATACCCAATAACTCCAGTTCATATTTAACGCATGAACCTGGTTAAATGTTGTTCCATCCCATTTCCGTATTCCTGCTACAGCAGTACTAGATACAAATATACCACCACCATAAGACTCATAGAAATATTGCCAGCTGTAACTAGCGGTATAAACCCGTATAAATGCGTTTCCATCCCATTTTAATATTCCTAATGAGACTTGTGCATTATTTCCGCTAGATACAAAAATATCCCCATTACTAGACTCAAACCAATACCTCCATGAATGACTGGAACCAGGATATACTTGGTCAAATGTATTTGTATTTCTATTCCAATATAGTATTCCTAGATTTGCATTGTTTGTTCCAGCCACAAAAATATCTCCGCTGTTAGATTCAAACCAATATATCCAACTATTTAAATCTGAAAATACTGATACAAATGTCGTTCCATTCCATTTTAATATTCCAATAGAGCTGCTAGCTGATACAAATACATCTCCAATACTAGACTCAAACCAGTATACCCAAAGATTTCCCGAATTATAAACTTGAGAAAAATTTGTACCATTCCACCTATAGATGCCTGAATTAGTTCCAGCTGGTGAAGCGAATAAGATGCCTGTACTAGTTTCAAAAAATTGCCAACTGTATAATCCTGCTTGCGCTAATGTAAATATAGAGCCATTCCATTTTACTATTCCTGTAGTACTACTAGAACTACTTGCCATAAAAATATCACCATTGCTAGTTTCTATAAAATATCTCCATGATGATCCAGTAGAATAGACTGTTGTAAATGTAGTCGTCGCACTATTCCATTTTAATATTCCTGTTGTATTTGTACTAACAGCGAAAATATAACCACTACTGGTTTCAAAAAAATATTGCCAATTATAGCCCGCTCCATATACTTGTACGAATGTATTAGCATTTTTATCTAGATACCAAATACCACTATTAGTTGTACTATGTCCTAAAAATATATCTCCATTTTGTGATACAAATGGGTAAAATGTACCACTTGCTAAATTAGGTAAATAAGCCTCGTAAAATCCAGTCAAGTTTTCTCCACCAACTTGAATTTGATCTATCAAATCAGCATAATCGTATGTAGGTGTTTCTTCAGGTACAGCTACTCCCTTATTTTGTATAGCATCTCGTATACTATCAAAATCATCAATAGCTTGTTCTATTGTATTAGTATCTATTAAAACTTTGCTCATACTAATCCCTCTAATCTATTTTGCAACGATATATCTACTGGAATTCTAGATAATATTTCATTAATCATTGCTTCCTGATCTTCTAATGTGAAATAATCAATCCCCCTGATCGGTGTTATACCGTCATTTCCTGGAGGACCTTGAGGACCCTCTGGACCTTGTATTCCTTCACCTATCTCGATATTATCAAGTTGATTTTGAAGATCTAAAATAGCTTGATTGATCCTCTCTAAATCAGTAGGGGTAAGGCTTACATCTCCATTCCGATTAATTTCAAAGCTAATGTTAAAAATAATATTAAATACATTAGATTTCCAGATAGGTACGTCTTCGTTTTCGATAGTACTAATCCTAAGATATGCACGAACAAGCGGAGCCTTTGATACATCAAATGGTATTGCTAGTTTTTTGTTAACTAATGGCAAGGCAAACCTATTTAATCCTGTGCTAAAACAAACAGCTATATTTAGGTTTTCAGTTTCAAGAATTTGAGGAGTGTTGTCTATCATAGCTGTTATAAATTTAGGATATTCAAACTCTAAGATTGTGACTATATTTTCCCCTTCATTTCCAGCTTCCAAAAATGATGGGGTTACATTTCTATTTTCATCAATAATTACTTTCATATTCACCTCATAATTAAACTAGGCAATTCTTCTCCACATGTAACATGTAACATAGGGCATTCTGTTTTCATGTGCTGTATTGTTACCAACTGTCCACCTTATATCTCTAGCCGATACTCCACCTGCATTCTGAGGGTTTGGTGGACTATAAGCATTTATATTAATAGATCCATTTGTTATTCCAGAACTTCCATACCATGCCCTAAGCAATGAACCTGCTTCATCACCATGATGTCCAAATCCCCATGACATAGTTGGTAATTCAGCAGTAGTCAATACATGTTTTTCTTCACCGCCCATTGCTCCAATGATTGTATAATTAGTTGTACCATTAGATCCCATACCGATTATAACTCTACCTTGCCCCCATGCTTCCCAGGATGTTCCTATCCAGCTAGTAGATGGGTTATCAGGATTAGTTGTTTGCAAAATATCCCCTATTCTATATGGACAAATTTGAGCCCAAGCCTGATCATTTCTAGTAAATGTAACAGTAGATGATGTAGAAGAAACTGAACCAAGACTAAAACTATATGATACACCGCCGTTATTTAAATCATCAGTTAACAATTGATTTACAAATGTAGCTATTACCTGATTATTTGTCACTCTATACTCTGAAGTACCTGGAATTCCTATTGATTCATTTACTTGCGATAAATCTATCTGAATAACTAAAAACCCACTAGAATTTGCTGGAATTTCAACTGTTTCCGGCGTTAAGATCTCAACAAGTCTACCTTGAATGATTGCTTGTCCTGCATCAATCTCACAACTAAGTGCATTAGTGGTTACATTCATTTCATTTCCACGCCCAGAAATTACAAAGGAATTATTATAAAACATATAAGAATAGATACTTGCATCTGCAATAGCTGGTACTTTTGCTCTATCGAATTGATATCCTACTATCATGTTTAACCTCCTTTAATTTAATGGATATGACAATGTGCAATGAAAAGACACACTTACTTGAGGCGCAGTCATATTTAAATCAATATTTCCATTAACTGCCCTAACAATAATTGCATTATCTCCAGTACTACCATACACGTATGCCGATCCCACAAAATCATGCGTAGGTGTATGTTCTATTGGTATGATTCCCATCGTAACTATATTAAATGGTGAAGGGGTAACAATATTATGAATATTTATATATACAATATTATTCAAAACGATATATCTTGCGATTGCTGATCCTGCAATACCTAATAGCGTAAACCCATTTATTAATGCGATATTAACCCACGCATTAGTATTTTTCGAATAAGCATCAATATTTTTAACAAAAGTAACACCATTTGCACTACTAGTCACTGAGCCAAGATTTAAATGATAAAGTGTATCACCATTATGCAAATCACCTTGAACAAGTATGTTCACAAATTTAACAAACAGCTGATTATTAGTAAACTGATAAGTATCACCAGAGCCACTTGAACTATTTACTTTTGTTAAATCAATCTCAATGACTAAAAACCCAGTGCTATTAGCTGGAATTGATACTGTTAAAGGTTCAGTTATTTCCACTAACCTACCCTGAATGAGTGCTTGACCGGTATCAATTATTGCAGATAAACTAGAGGTTGTAACATTCATCCCGTTTCCACGATTAGGTAACACATATGATGCATTAGAATTATCATAAATACTTGCATCACTTTTTGCTGTCACCGGAGCTAAGTCAAATTGTCTACCAACTAACATATAAAAACTCCTTTCTTATTTTATTTCATGCTATCTAAAACACTTTGTAATGATGATCTAATATTTCCAAATTTTAGAGACGCCCATTTATTTGCAGCTGATAAAGTGTATCCAGTTAAAACACTTGGGTATAAATCAGTGCCATGGACAATATTTGCTTTTATACCAATTTCAAGATCTGGCACATAAATAATTTTGCTATCCAAATTAACATCAAAATTAATTTCATGTGCATATGTGCTACCTGCTAAATTAGACTGAGCAATTTCTAAAAAAGTAGGTGGATCTGTTTCTGTGTTGTCAAAAATGGCTACAATATTGATTGTTGGAACAAAAATATTATCATTGAACGATTGCGTCAATGTTCCATCTTTTTGTAAATACCACGTACTCAATATATTTGGAGTTTCCATATTAGTTGTTGTCCATTTGTCAACAATCTGTAGCATATTTGGAACATCTTTGTTTGCTGGTGTATAATAAACGCTCCAGTTTGCGAAATCATATACATTGTTTTTTAGACTAAATGTGTTTGACTTTGGACCTATTTGAGTGTCAATATGTATGTTGCCAGCGTGATCATAGTATATGTCTACCGCTTCCCAAGTCACCAAGTATTTTTTAAACACATTCACAAGGTAATCATTTAGATTAGTAGGTGTAGGTGGAGTGTTCGGTTGATAAGCCCAAGGAATTGGATTACCTATAATACTAATTTCAATATTTGCTGCATTTTTAGTGGGATCATTGATTAAATAAAGGTATAGTAAATTTTTCAAATGCTGTTGCACATTTGAACCACTTTGTACTGTAGCTGGAAATTCAAAATTAACTATATTATAGAAATCCCTAGCATTGATAATATTAGATTGCCCTTTTTCCTCAGATTCAATAATTCCAAAATAAATAGGATCTACTGAATCATCTCGATCACTTGTTTTTCTATATCTTCCCATTGTGGTTTTGGCTAATATAAAGTCACCAACATCAAAATTCATTACATTTATTGGACTAAACCGACTCTTTTCATTGGTTAAATAATCCCTGTTTATTTCCCATGCATAACATTCTGATTGTGATTTTATGGTGAAATCTGATCGATTTAAAACAGTTAAATTTAGTTTCATTTATACGACCACCCATTCTTTTTTCACTCTCCACCTCACGTTTGAAGTGTCCATGTTTACTAAAATAAGCGAATATCTGCCACTCGGAATTCTGATGAAATTTGTTTTAGTCATGTCCTGCGTTTGATATACATTATTAACTACGCCTGTATTTGATGCTAGTTCCACACGCTGATTATGTGGATCACTAGATACAATTAAAGAATAACGAGCTGGGATATCTATAAAATACCTGTCTGACTGTAGTTCATCCGTTCCATCGAAAAGATGCCATTCGGGATTATGTATTTCTTCATCTGTTGCTGTTATAACTATCTCAAATGGCGCACCATCTGATACATCTAAATATATTGAATCGTTATTGATAACAAAGAAATTTCTCGGTCTAACAAAATCTTCCTCGTAGACATAACCAACCAAATCTTTTTTGATGCTCGCATCATTTGGATCATATAGAAATTTTTTAGTAGTTTCAAAATCATCAGTATAACCATGGTCTACTGCGTAATTGTAATTATATATGTAACCTGAAAATTTATATGTTTCAGTAAACCCTAGGAACGGAGTTTCAAAAATGGTGCCTTCAAGACTAGAAGGCGCATATACATAATATCCTCCATTATTTTCCATGTTGGTATTTACATATATTTTCCCATCGCCTAATTGATCAATATATATACTCGTTCCGCCCTCTATCCATTGATACCATGCTCCTGTACACTCCAGCGTTAATTCCTCATCAATGACATTCCATTCGTCAATTTCTGTTTTCGTAAATTCAGATAGTTTTACAGGTCTAAAATAGGTACCTAGCCTATCTAATGAATATCTAAAAGTCAATGGTGTGATATTTAAAAACCTGATAAAATCGTTATATTTCCTATAGCTTTCTCGATTTATCGCACCAAAAAGCACCCTTAAATGTATAACATTTTGATTCAATCCATGATTATCCTCAATGAAATCTGTTCCATAGGCAAAATATGTATTTGATATCGAAACGCCAAGCCCATTTGGTTCATATCCAAATTGATTCAACTCATTTAAATCAAATATCTCATTTGCGCCATTAACTAGTGAAAATTTTCTAACCATAATATCAACATCACCTGCCCTTTAGACGTCGTACAATGACTCGTTCAATGGTTCTAGCTATATCCATCTCATTTGAATTTGTAGCATTTACAGAAATATTTAAAGTTGTAGTACTGCCTTCCCCAGAAGATTTTACAAATGGAATTCCAAACGATTTAACATTAAAAAACTGTGACGCTGCACCACCAATATCTCCTATACCGTCTGCAAGTCCAATTTCTGATTTTCCGAACATTGAAGCTATAATATTGCTTATACTTGGTAAATTACTAATAGCTGTAGTGACCGCATTCCAAAGCGCACTTCCTAAATTTCCTAATCCACTTATTATGCCATCAACAATATTTTTTCCTATTTGAGAAATATTCCCAATTGCAGCCATGATTTTTTCCGGAAGTCCACTAAAAAAATTAGCTATTCTAGAACCAATATTAGATACAGTGTTTATTACATTTGATACGCCATTGCTAAAAAAACTGACTACATTTGACCATAAACTACTTACAGTATTCCTTATGTTGTTTCCCAAGTTATTAAAAAAATTAATTACAGAACTTATAAAACCGCTTACAGAATTTTTTATATTCGAAAAGGCATTTGTGAAAAAACTAGTAATATTAGTCCATAAATTACTAAAAAACTGCTTTACAACTTCCCATTTTGCTTTGATCCAGTCAGTTATAGCTCCCCAGTTCATAATTATTGCTATTAAAAGGATTATACCAGCGACGACAGCAGCAACTGTTAGAATTATTGGCAATAATGAAATATTTAAAGCAGTTGTTGCAGTAGTTAATCCTATTACTGACACAGTTATAGTAAGTATAATTGGTATTAAAATAGCTAATACAGTGATGATAATACCAGATACAATGATGACTCTTTGCATACCGGGCGATAAGTTCGTAAACCATTGTGTTGCATTTTGAATAACATCTGTTAGAAAAGTAAAAGCTGGAGCAAGAGAATCCTGTATAACACCACCTAATTCACTCATCGCTAATTCCATATTGTTAGTCATGACAGTTTGTTGATCATAACCATCTAAAGTCGCATTAAAAGTATTATTTACTGAGTTTAGTGCATCGACACCCGTTGTTCCAAAATCAGTTAGTGATATTTTCCCTTCATCTAATGCTTTAGCAATCATGGGCGCATTTTTAGATCCAAAAATATTAGCTATAATATTCATTTTATCTGCTTTTGATCCTGCATTCTGATAGGCTATAGCTGTTTCTTGTAAGCCTTCACTAAGAGTTTTACCCTCTTTAGCATATGTTACAGTAGCTTTATTCATAGACTTTAAAACAGCATCATATTCAATTCCAGCATTAGCACTATCAACCAATAACCCTAGCATCCCATCAAATCCCAGTCCTAACTGTTGAGCTTCTTCAGAGCCTTTTAATAGGGATCCTGACAATTGTTCGATGCTCAAATTTGAATTCTGTGTTGCACTCAGGAATTTATCTAGTGTACTACTCGTATCACTAACATCAATGTTATATTGTCGCTGGACCTTGTGTACATCTTGTATAGCGGTTACTACGTCAGTTCCTGTAACCTCGCTAAATTTAATGAATTGTTCTGTAGCAGGCTCTAATTCATCAACAGCCATTCCCATAGTACTAAATAGTTCACCAGCAGCGTCAGTAATCTGATCTAAATTTTCAATAGGCATGGTACTAGCTATTTTTTTATATAAATCATCAACAACATCTCCACTTAGACCAGTTCGTTTCGTGAAATTATCAATTCTTCTATCAACATTGCTCCAAGCATCTATTGCAGCAGCTCCAACTTCTTTTAATTTATCTCCAACAACTGACAATTTATCAGCTGCATTTTGCAACATTTCAAGATTAATGCCTTTTTCAATATTACCTAATGAACTATCTGCTGTATTTCCAACATTATTTAGTTCATTTTCAAACCCTCTTGCCTCAATTTGTGCTTGCACGATTTGGCGTTCTAAATCTCTCCACTCTGGAGTACCAATGTTAGCTTCTCCTAGATCAGCTTGTTCTTTCTTCAGAGCTTCAACTTTTTTATTTGCCAAATCAGCTGCTTTTTGTAGTAATTGCATTTTTTGTTCAGCTAATTCTACATTGTTAGGATCTAATTCTAATTTCCGATTCACTAACTCTAGATCTTCTTGTGTCTCTTTCAATGCTTTGTTTAGATTATAAACCGACTCCGGATTTACGACTTCTTCTAGGTGGTTTCTAGTAGTTTCCATTGCCCTATCTAAACTAGTCATCTCAGCTTGTGTTTTATTAATCTCCATCTGTAACTTAGCCCACTGTGCTGACCCGACCTCACCTTTGCCTAATGCATCCTGTTTAGCTTTTAATTCTATTATTTTTAGTTCAGCCATTCGTGACTGTTCTGCTAGGTTACCTAACTTAGCGTTTAAAAGATCTACATTATCAGGATCGAATTTTAGAGATTTATTTAGGTTCTGCATGTCTTTTTTTAGTGTGTTAAGTGCCTTATTAACTCCATTAACAGACTTTTCAAATTCTACTGTATCGCCACCAATTTTTACATACAGTCCTTGAAATTCAGCCATATTTTCACCACCTTTATATTTAAAAAGGTGGATTTTTTTAATCCACCATAATAGCTAATAATTCACTTGAAGTTAATTGTCTTTTCTTTTTCCTGTCTTCCTCTGATTCACCTGTGGAACGAATTACATCTAATAATACATTAAAATGCTGCTGTTCCGCCCAATTAACATCAATTTGTAATAAAAATATCGCTCTGTAAATGTCAATAACATCATACTTGTTCTTTATTTTTTTTTAGATTTAGAGTGATCCTTTGGCTGGTGCATTGTTACCTCTTGCAGCAATTGCGTGAAAAACTCGATATTTATAACATTCATAAACCATAGGCTTGTTTCAGCATTGGATATAGTTTCCTCATTCTGTATATAACGACCATCAATGACTTCAGTATAAAAACAGCTTGCACAATCTAGTAAAAAACTATTGATGACTGGATCTACTAAAATAGGAAATAATGTTAGCTGTTCATTCACTGATAGATTATTAATATCTTGCAGATTAACAGCTTGTATTTTACTTGTAAATACATTTGAAACTTTTTCAAAATCGGTGAAAAAAAACCTTCCTGTTTTTTGCTGATACAACCTCATAGCTGCTAGTGTAAAACAAAATCTAACAGTCTCTTCCAATTCAATTTCTTCGCCATCTATAATGTCAAAATAAGAAATGCTTTTCTTGATCATAAATTAAGCTGTCTTTCCAAGCGCTGTATCTAAGAATTCTGAGACCTCCATTGGCTCAGTATCAGAAAACAAGGAATCCACCAATGCTTTTACCGTCCCATCTGCGTTGTCTCTCCATACAATTTCGGTAACAGCTTTTCCATCAGAATCTTGAATACCAGTATTTGGTGATGCTGTCAATGGGATCTCAATTTCTTTAGGTTCAACAGACTCTTCATCTGTAGCTGTATCTGAAGTCACACCAGCTGATGCTTGAACGTTTGTCCAAATATGCCATTCATTTAGCTCGCCACCAAATTGATCAGTAATTGTTTCAGAATAACACCATAAAAAATTAGATTGCACACCAGTATCAATTAATGCTGGTGGCGTTGCAGTCGTTTCTTTTTTTCCTAAATGGTCAATCATAAATTGTTTTTTTATTTGATATGTAGTTATTGACCCTTCAGTTGTTTTCGCACCCATTAGCCTAACATGTTCTACATTATCCGCATAATATGGGTTAGATTCCTGTGTTGTAGCGAATGAAGTTGCCCTTAATCCAGTAAATTCATATGGTGTTCCAAATTCAATTTCACCTGCTTCATTGCTTGATATCTTTGCAAAAAATCCAAACTGATTACCATGTGAAACTTCTCTTTTATCGTAGCTATATGCCATTGTTATTACCTCCTACTCAATTATTTCTGTAATATCTATATCTGAAATTGACTTTAAATATAAATCTTTAGTTTCTAAATAAACTGGTCTAATATGCTCCTGTGGTGCAACGCTCCCGCCATTTCTTGATCTATGACCTAGTTCTAGTAGGTGCGTTAATGATCTATGTTTTCCATTGTTGTAAACAACTCCAGTATTTTCAACAATTATATATGTCCACCCCGTAGCGTAACCTCCTGTTCGTTTTGGTGAGGAAGCCTGCAATCTATTAACTGCAAATTCGCAAGCTTCTTTTATTTTATCTTTCACTATACCTTGAAATCCAGCCGCATTTAGCGTATTCATTGTTACATCCACCGACATTTCTACCACCTCGAATCTGTCATTACTTCGACCCTGTAATATGTTCCATAATAGTCAGTATCTAGCTGCAATGCGTCATAATATGTTGCTTCAACGTTAAAATGCTCTGCCATTAGTTCAGCTATACTATCTAATTTCCTTTTATGGTAATGGATAATATTGACCAGAGCTTTCTTAATGTGAATTTTATCATTACTGTACATTGTGGAATTTGGTGATAAACGATAATAGATTATATAATTGTCAGGTGAGGTGTTGTCTTCTCGTGATAAATAGCTCACCTCTGCTCCAAGCTCATTTAATTCCAGTATCTCTTGAATTTGCAGCCTTGTTTTAAACTTACTAGCCATATTTCACCTCTAAACCAATTCACCAATTTCTATAACTGTGTAATGATTTTCGCTATCTTCATCAACTGTATTAACTTTATATTTTTTACCATTCCATTCAACATATTTTAAATCACCATGAAACAGATTTGATCTAATCATAAATCTAGCTGTTATTACAAACCCCTCAGCAAATGCCATATCTCGGCGTTTTTGATAGACTTGCTCCTCTTCAGCTTTTACTTTTTTTTCAGTCAATGAGTTTTCCCATACACCATTCTCAATCTCGACAAGTTCATTGTAAAAAAGTGTGATTGCAACCCTTGTACTTTTCACAACCACACCCCCTAAGCATTGTCATATATGGCTTTTAACCCAGTAATTAAATCTGTCATTTCTGTATCAATCCAGTTTGTCGTAATACCTTGATTACCTTGCATTAAAGTCCTATCAAACCTCTGCAATATATAAAGATGTAGCCATGATAGAACGATGTAAATATCATTACCTTTTAGATCAGGAAAATCGTCAAAAGTTGTAGTAGTAGTAATTACATGTAGCGGAATTTTGTTTCTAATGAGGTAAACAATACCAATATTTGCATATGCTAAAAGCTGAGTGTCAAAAATTTCCTCTTCTACATCAACCTCTAGCATGTCTTTTAAATATTGTAAGATAATCATAGCATTTTAATCTTCATCGGGTTCATCGGGTTCATCAGGTCCATCAGGTCCACTAGATCCATTAATTAATACAGCTGCTGAATATGGAACAGTTATTCCACCACCAGAGTAAATTTCCATCAGATATTCATTTTTATTTTGTGCTAAGATAAAATTTTCAAAAGAGTTGATAGTGTTATCGCCAACTGTCCTATAAGCGTCACCTACATATTCAATTGCAATTGGCGCATCCTCTAACTCCATAAAATCAGCAGTGAAAATACGGCTATAACCGAGAGCATCACTAATGCTAGAACCTAGTGGGAACACTAATCCACCATTATTAGATGTTAGTCTAATGTTAGCTAATGTTTTTCTAGAAACAAGTAAATATCTAAACCCATCAGCCGAAATAGTCGCATCCATATGTATTAAATCGTGCAACAAGTCATCTGTGGACTCGTTAACAGTTACCCAAACGTCAGAGGTATCACGTGCAATTGCCTCATAAGAATGAATATGATCGTCTGCTGTTATATCTCTTCCATCACCAATCATTGCAGATCGTTCAATTTCGGCGATAATTCGTCTTGGTAATTCTTCCATGACGTATCTTATAACTGCTCCGGTGTCTTGAGTTTCTCTTAATAATTCTTTATCCAAAGTTATGTATTTGTAAATAAATTGTGCACGGATTTCTTTAGGTTCAACAGTAATTTCTTGTTCTTTCTTAGTGGTGCCACGTTTATGCCCTTGAGCTCTAGATGTATCAGTATTGATATTCGTATTTAACGCAGTTTTTAGCATTGTTAAACCAGTGTATCTAAAAGTACTAAAAATACTCCCAGGGGTTCCCAGTGCATCATTGATAGAATCAATGATAGCTTGTGGTAGAAATACTTCAGGGTTAGTGATACCTTTAGTATTTAGATGCTCTTTCCATGCATCTTTTAATGCGTCACGTCCACCAGTTTTTTGCAATATCTTTGCAAAATCTGTTAATGCTTGTTTTGACTTTAAATAGTCCACATTCTTACCGCCTTTCATCGCTTCCTCTTTTTGTCTTTTAGCTTCCCATGCTAAATCATTTAATGACTTTTCTTCTTGTTCAATTTCATTAGTAATACTATTGATTTCTTCATTTAATATCTTAACTACTTTAACTATTTCCTCAGCCTTGCCTTTTAATTGTGCAAGTGTAGCATCATCAATAGTTGTTTTTACTTTTGTTTCTAACTCCTTTGCTTGATCCACTTTTGTTTTTAGTTCAGCTTGTTTCGATTTTAAAATCTCTCGTTTATCAGCTAAATTCATATTTTTACCTCCTTAAATTTAAAAACTCTAGAATCGCATTTTGTTTTTCTAGGATCTCATTTTCTTCTTGCCTAACTTCTCTAATTGCTTGTTTAAAAATTTCTTTTAAAACGTCAGAATCTTCAGACAATTCTTTGATATCTGTAATTGTTGCGCTTGGATTTGCTGGAATAGTGACTATAGATGTTTCTACAACATCAACTTTTTTTATATTCCAACCGCCAAATGGTCTCATTTTATCAACTGGCTCGTAATCTCTAATTATGAATCCAATCGACATAGAATCCAGTGCATCCATATCCACTAGATCCTTAATATGCTGTGCCTTCTGATCTTTTAGATTAAATGTCCCTTCTGCTATTAGACCCTTATGATCTAATGATAATTCTATTTTTCCAATGACCTCATCTCTATTATGATTCCACAGCATTGGAATTGTTGATTTCTGCTCTACTGATTCATCAAAACAACCTCTAACCATAACATCTTTATCCCTATCCACATTATCATATGTGGATGCATATCCTATGAAATGATATATTGCAGAATCTTCAGCCTTTTTAAATTCAAATGATTTCATTCTAGTTCCCATCAGTTCCACCACCTTATTCATTATTTGGTTCACCTATCTGTACCGCATTTAGATTAGTTTCATATGTATCTCCTCCGATATATGCAGGTAATCCAAAGAACATTTCTCTTAGTTCATTTGAATTCATGATTCCTGAATATTTAGATTTAAATACAAATTCTGAAACATCTTTTAAACTAACAATGTCAGCCATATCATAGTATGTTAGCAACCTATGTCCCTGCGTTCGTGCTGTGCTACTAAACCATTTGCGATTTATTTCTTCACAAATCAAACGCTGATACACTTTTAGAACACCCTGAAAATATGCTCTATATTGTTCTTCAGTATAATCGCATGTAAACAACTTTTCATTTATACCAAAAGCTTGGTATAGTTGCAACTTTAAAAATTCCATTTCTGTCTCTGATGCTGTCCCATAGGTTTTAGACAGTTCCACGAAATCCTCACCTTTTTGCAAAAATCCAATTCCTCCATTTTCAGCTACATCCATAATATTCTTTACACGCATTTCAGCACGCTTTTTTAATTCTCCATCTTCGGCTTTAGTATCTAATTTTAAAAAACCATCTAATTTAGAATTATTTTCAGATAATTTCCAAGATAAAGACCGCAGGTTGTCATCAATCAGTCTAGTAATTTGTCCTAATTGCGCTGATATGTTCTGTTTTGGGTTCTCAAATATCCAGCAAGATGTTATGTCAATTTCAATTACTTGCTCTTTTGCTTTTTCATCAAGTTGTACTAATAATTTTTCCTCATTAAATTGCAAAACTCCCTCTACAATTCTTAATTCCCGCAATACATTATTAATCACTTTTGGAATAACCACCGCAACGCCATCATATAGCATTTTTCTAACCACATTTGACCAAAAGACAATAGGCGGTTCATGATCATTTGGAGAAATCGATAAAACTTGTGCAAGGTCGCTAAGTTCAAACCATTCCATTTTATCCGGTGCATTGGTTTCTCTTGTAATTCTTACGTGTTTAAATTTTAGCATTGCAACATCAGTTGATATTTTATTAAAAATATTATCTAAATATATAGAATTCGATTGCCAATAGTTATGTTGTTTAAAATATTCAATCTGTCGGAGTCTCGTGTGTCTAATCCTAAACCAGCTTGGAACAAGTCTCCTAAAAAAATTAATTAAAGGATTTGCCATCTTCTCACCACACAATCTAAAAGTAATAACTAAGTAAATCCTTATTATTTTCATAAATAGTAAAGGCATCTAATTGACTAGCAAAAACATCAATTTTATCCTGAGCTTTTGCTTTATTTGGAAATACATTTCCATTTGCATCCAGTTTTGCCATAACGTTTAAATGATTCCAGGTTGAAACTGGATCATCAAAAATAATTTTCCCATTTTTGATTTTCTCTTTGTATATTTTCATTGGTCTAGACAATGTTTTAACCGTCTGTGATATGACCTGGGTTTTTTCTGTTCCATAGTACTCTTCAAATCGCCGTATAATTTCCCTTGCATTCCATTTGTCATACCCAACCAAAACCGGAAGTATCTTGTTTTTAGTCATGAAATCATATAAATCATCAAATATGTACTCTTGGTCATTATAATCTAGTTCATGAATAGTTAATAAACCCTTTGCTTCCCACTCAAAATATTTCTCTTTTTTTTCCCTTGATAGATTATCCACTGTTTTTCTAGGTATGTACTTTTTATTTAAAAACATAAAACTATCATCTACTGGAATCATAAATGATATAGAACAAATATCATTAACATCAGATAGGTCAATCCCTAGAATGCATCTAGCCATACGATCATCAGTTCCCATAAACAATGATATATCAAATTTTTCTCTGTTTCCTTTACATTCTTCATTGGAGAAATACATCTGATAATTATTAATTGGAATGTTAAAAGTTTTAGCCATAAGTTCAGCTTGTTGTACTGGATCATCTTTACTCATTTCTATCTCTTCAGCTATTGTTTTGTAATCAGTTAAAATTCCAATCATTGGAATTGCTTTCTGCCAAGTCTTTTGGTCATAAATTTCAGAGATATCATCTAAACAATATATCCATGGCATAATGTGATCATTTTTAATTTTTTCTTCTAATATATCAGTCCAAAATTTATAATATTTATCAAAAATACCATCTCGCTTTATACCATTTGTTGTTAAATACCATGTTTGCCAGTTTTTGCGCTTTTTTCTCGATCCATCATTTACGACTTTTATAAAATCATCATCATAGGTATGCACTTCATCGAAAATATTACAATGCGCATTAGTACCATCTAAACTTTCATAATCACTTGTTTTTATCCTCATCAGTGAATTCGTTGGTCTAAATAACATGCCTTGTTTCGTACTAGTTAGCATGTTGTTATCGCGCAAATAAAACAAAAGGGAATTTTCACTTAAACTCATCGCTCTACTTGCTTCGAACAGAAATCCAGCTTGTTCACGATTATATGCTAACATCTGTACATCCGCACCATGTTCACCATCAACAATTTGCATCGTAGTTGCTATTGCACTCCCTAATGTTGTTTTACCAGTTCCACGAGATACAACTAATGGAATCTCATTTATCAAACGCCTTTCCTCTATTTGTGTATACTCTTCCATGGTATCAATATTTGTTTTTTTAACTTCTACATTTTCATAGAAGCCCCAAGCAACTTCTAACCACACTTTTTGTACTAGTGCAAGTTTAAGCCTTCCTGTTTCAGTTTTTGTATTAGAACATTCATTCTCAATAAACGATATACGTTTATCTGCTCTACATTGATAGAATTTATATTCTGTTTTGTAACGTTTAACCCGATTTACGGCAAGTTTCACATTCTTTCCAACGACTATTTGCCCACTTTCAATTAGTTTCACATATGTGTCAAAAATATTTCATCCAGTCTCCACCTCCAAATTCTTTTGATTTCTGCCCAGAAAGGCTTGCCAAATTTTGGCTTTGAAAATTTTTCGGAGAGATTTACGCGAGAGCCTCTTCATCGTTTCTCAGGACACTTTTTTTAAAATCAAAATGGGGGGGATTGATTTCAAAATAAATTAATTTTTCTTTCGGTGTGAGGTTCGAATTCAAATCTTGTAGCAAATGTCTTTGTGTTGTGGCAATTCAAACATAACAACCTCAGATTATCTTTGCTTAACGTTATAGATTCATCTATATAATTATTTGGTGTGATCTCTATGATGTGATCCACTATACTTTTACCCTTTATGATCTTATGACATTCACTACATCGCATCTTAGCATCGTCTCTAATCTCATCTCTCAATTCTATCCATTTTTTACTTTTGTAAAACTTCATCTGCCACGATCTAAACCACTCAGGATATTTATTCATTGTCACCATCAGTATATTTTTTCAAACTCTGCATTATAATACTCCCAAGATCTTCACTGTTGCCAAGCCTTTCAATCTCAGCTCTAACCTTTTCTATCTTTGCCACACTTAATTCATGTTCAGAGTTATTCCATATTTTGGGTTTCCGATTCTTAAGCGCAAATATAATTGCAGTAGTATCAGCTGGTATAAGCTTTTTCTTTTCAACAATATGTTCTGTTACTTTTCCATATTTATCAATTAGTTTCTCTTCAGTTTTTTCTACAACAACCATGCGATCAACCAATTTTTCAAATAAAGTGTTCTCAGCTGTTACAACCAAATCATCATAGAATCCATCGACACCATTTTTTAAGGACTCCGCGAACTCCGGATATTTTTTTTTCCATTCATAGAATGTTGAAGTGGCAATATGAAATTGTTTAGCAATCCATTCAATTTTAGCACCTTCGCGCCTCCAGCTTATTATTTTAGATAGGTATGGCTTAACCACTTTCTCATATGTTGGTCTAACTCCCATAACATCTCATCTTTCTTCTGCCCTTATGTAGCCGTGAGCTTGTAGTAATATTTCACACGCTTTTAATGTATTTGCAGTTGCGTTTGAATCCAAATCATAATCATTATCTAAATACATAGTTATAACATTATTCAAAAATATCATCATCGTTTTCATATGCATGTCTAATAGTTTTTTGGTCGTCTCGTCCATATCAGTAACCTCCGCTAACTTAACAGTTTTTTAACAAAAAAATAGCCGTTAGTATTGCTACTAACAGCTCTCGAATTATTTTACCCAATGCTTAAATTTTATTTTGCCTTTTTAAGAGTATCATAATAATTGTCAATTTTCAATATCATTTTAAAATTAAATTAAAAAAAATAATTTAATAAATCGGTTGACATTCGCACCCCATTATGGTATAATTAAATCATAGAAGGGAGGTGATACATGAGGTGAACGAAAAAATGAAAAAGGCTGTAAAAGTAATAAAGCAAGCCGGTGAAATTGTGAAAGCCATCACTGGACTCGCTTTAGAGATTGGGACGCTTCTATTCATCGTTAAAATGATTATTGGCAGTCTCAAATAGCCTCAAGAGGGGTGAAAAGCCCCTCAAATATAATATAACATAAGTTCATCTCTAATGCAATGATAGAACTCATAAGAGCACTTATAAAACTGTTTTTACAAATCGTCTTACTGATTACTGTAATTATTGGGATCGTAATGATCCTAATGAGATAGGAGAGATTCTAATGGCTTATAAGTTTAATACCAAAGAAGATTTAAAAATATTTATAGTCGAAAATATTATAAATACAAATGACGTCACAAGTATACTGAAATGCAAGAGACAATATATAGATAAGCTGGTAAAAAAAGAAAAACTATCCCCTATAAAAATATTTCCTAAAGATAAATTATTTTTAAAAGAGGATGTCCTGGAATTTAAAGCTAGAAGAAGCACCAAAAATTAGGGTGCTTCTTTTAAATCATACATCAATGCCGTCAGCTCATTTAATGCTTTTTTGAGCCGTCTAGATGTCTGAATAACGCTATATTGGCATGCTTTAGCAGTCTTTTTTAGGTTTAGCCCTTCTACACACTTATAAATTAAAATTTGTTTATCCGTAGGATCTAATTTATTTAAATTTGATTCAATCGTATTTATTCTATTTTCTAAGCTATTAATTAATTTATTAAGCTCATAAATTTTTATGGCATTATCTTCAACATTTGAGCTTGTCTTATTTGTTGAGTCATGCTTTCCCTCAGATAAATTTAAATTATTAATTAATGTAATTTTTTGCAAATCTTCTCTATATATATATAAATTTTTTTTATATATATTCATTCTGCTTAGGGATCGTATTGTCAAGTTTAAATAGATATCCCCATTCATATTATTTAAAGTCCAAAATCGTCTTTAAATTCTTCATAATTATAGAAATTAATTAAATTGCATCTAAATGGCATATATCTAAAAATAGATCCTAAATAACTCAAAGCATCATTTAATTCTTCTTCTGTTTCAAATGTCTTTATTATTAAGTCTTGATCATTCGCAGTTTTACACGATAAACAGAATTCACGAGCATAAAACGGCTCAATTAGAATAATACGCTCTGTATTTAAAAATTCATTATTTTCAGTTTTTATCCACATAAATAAACCTCCTTGCTATATCGCTTATTTCCATATCTAAATTTAAATTCACTTAAATCCTCCTTTATCAGCTATTACCATTCTTTTTTATATTTGCATTCTTGACAATAATTGTACATTTTCCCATTAGACGGCATATATAAATCTTTGATCCTAAGTGATCCACATTCTTTACATCTTCTGATATACCCATCTTTTTCAGCTTGTTCAAAAGTTGAGAGCTTTTCTTTAGTTGCTTTTAATTCTTCTATTAATTTTTCCATTAAATAACTCCCCTATTATAGACGACTAGCAATTTTAAAATCTTGGTATTCTTCTAATATTGCATCTTGTATTTTTTTTCTTGATTCCTCATTTATTGGATGACATATATCTTTATAACCCTCATTTGTTGGCTTACTCGGAAATGCAATAAACATCCCCTTACTACCCTCAATAATTTTGATATCATTAACAATAAATTCTTTATCAAATATGATACTAACTAATGCTTTCATTTTAGAGTTTTCATTCATTTCTCTAATTCTTACACTTGTAATTTCCATTTTTAACTCCTTTTATTTAATTTTTAGCTAATATTATATATAGTTATTAATAACCTATATAAATTATAGATTTAATAAGTGCTAGCTATACACATTTTAAATATTAAATCTAAATCAATAATTAAAATTTAAAATAGCAATATTATGCATTTCTAAGCTCTCTATTTAATTTTTATTCAAAAAATGTATCTTAATATGTCTAAATAGTAAATAGGTCTTAAAATTGATTTAAATGGCTAATTTTAAACTTTTAGTTTTTTTTATAGAGATATCAGTCATTTGCTATTGTTTGATTACACTCTAATAATTGTTTTTCTAAGGTTCTGATTTGTTCTATGCTGTAATGTCGTTCTTCAAAATATCCACTGATTTTAATCATTGGTTTTGCTGCTTGTCTTATTTCTGCAATGCTGGGAGGATATTTATTCGTTTGTGCTAGTTTTGTTATTACTGCTTTAGTTTCTGTATAGTCCAAATCATTTAAACACTCATACCATAATTCAACCTTTTCAGGTGTTATATCAAATTTTGTACTCTCAAATGTTATCTGTATAGCACTTAGAATTTTTACTAATTCACTTTTGATCACGTTTTAAATCCTCCTCATGCTCTTGTTGCTCGTAAAATTTCACTAACTTCTGAACATCTGTTTGTTTTTTTGATTTATTACTATGCGTAATCTCTCCTGATTTTTTCCAATTTTCTAATATTCTCAATACGTATTTTACTGTTCTAACACTATTTAATACCGCCTCTTTTATTGCCATTTCAATCCATTCAACAGTATAATTATTAGTTATTTCGGTTACTATCTCAGTAAATACACCACCAGATATTATAAATCCTGAATCCTCAAGTATTTTCACAACTGTTTTAATTTTTAAATTTTTATCATTGTTATCTACAAAAGAATGATTACTATCAGTGTTATTTTGTTTTTCATTTTCATTTTCTTTTACATTTTCATTTTCTTTTACATTTACATTTTCTTTTTGTTTTTGTTTTTCTTTTTCCCCACCTGTAGGGGTACCAATCGTGGTACCAATCGTGGTACTAATAGGGGTACCAATCGTGGTACCAATCGTGGTACCAATCGTGGTACTAATAGGGGTACTAATAGGGGTACCAATCGTGGTACTAATCGTGGCACTATTAGGGGTACTATTAGTTGTATGTTCTTTAATACGTTGATGTACAAAGCTAAGATAAATATTTTTTAAATTCTGATCTTCAATTTTTTGAGCAACTATTTGGATTAAATTTTTATCTTTTACTTTTAATAGATCTGATTTTATACAATCAATGATTGGTTTTGACGTATTCAAATTGTATTTACCCCAATTTTTTAATGCTATTTCGCGAGTTTCATTGTTATAAACTACTAATTCGTATTTATTCATAAACCTATCCATTAAATTTTTTATTGTTTCAATGCTGTATCCTGTTTCATGCCCCATTGTTTTATAGCTTATTTCATAGATTCCGGTTTGTGTTGTTGCAGTATTAGTTAATAAATACAAATAAAAAAATTTATCTTCAGGTGTAAACTCCTCTAATACTTTACTATCAGTCCAAAAACTTAAATATATATATCTATATTTAGCCAATTAAATCACCTACTTTTTCAACTTATCAATTTGTTAAAATTAGGATTTTATGACACTATCTCATAGCTTTTATGGTATAATTTTTTTGCATTTTATTTATTTTTCCTTGACTTTTGGTACTCTAAAATATGTTTTTTAGAGTGCCTTTTTTATATTCGTCATAGTCTATTACAATAAAATCAGGTTTATTATTTCTCATAACTATCAAAAATTTTTGTGTTTTTAATAATTCTCTTGTCTTTGTAAAGCTTTGATTTACAAATGAACTAGATACATATTTTTCAGAATCCATTAAATCTATCATTAAAATAATTTTTGCTCCTTTCATTTAGTTTATTTTTTAAATATATTTTTTCATTTTTAAAATTTATAAACTATTATTTTATCTTATTTTTATTTTTTTATTTTAACACAATTTGTTTTTCTATTTCATTACAAATCAAGTTATAATCCTGTTTTTTCTGCTAATTCATTTACTGTTTTTACTATGTCATCTAATGGTGTATATTTTGATTTATGAATGGATTAGTCGCTGTTTTAGTTGGTCGTTTTACATTCAACTGAAAATAATTTAATGCTTTTGCTATTTCCGTTATTGATTCACTACGATTTATAATTTTTGATATCATTTTCAAACCTCTTTAGTTTTTTGCCAGTATATAATTTGTTCTGATGGTATTATTTCATTAAATAGGTCCCTGGTATTTTTACATAATTTTTTATTTTATCGCTCCAATATTTTAACTCTAGATTATCTAATGATAATCTCAGCCATGTTTTTAAATCATCCTGTGCTAAAATGTCATTTTTTTTAATTTCCATTATTTTTACTTGTCCATATAATTGCCCTTTTTCATCTGTAATAATAAAATTTTTGTCAATCAAACTCTCACAATCTTTATTTTTCACTTAAAGTTCTCCTTAAAATGTCCATCTATCAGTTTTTTTATGATTTTTGCAGATTCATAACTGAGCGCAAAGTCATGTTTATCACATCCTATTGCTCCCATTGTAGCTATTAAATCTTGATAAATTTCTTCTACTGTAATGCCTCTTAAATCGTCTCCTGCCGCTTCTATCCAGTCCGTAGCATATTGATTTATCGTTATTTTTTTACTCATTTAACCCTCCATTTTTAAAAAATTCACGATTATTTTAAGTCTTATCGAGCTTGTCGAGCTTTTCCACCAATGAATTTATTGATAAAATAAACTTGACCTTTACCGGTCACTTTGGTTGTTTTCGAGACTGTAATTTTACCGCTTGAATGGGTTATTGCAGTCTCTTTAATTTCAAACAATCCTAAGCTTATAGCGTATTGGGTCGGCATATTATAATCCGATCCTTTATTTTTAATTAGATATCCGTTTTCTCGCATCCATCTAAATAATTCATTGCCACCTATTTTATAACCATTTTGTATGATTAATTTTGCTAATTCTCTGATTAAAATTGTTGTAACTGATGCTTCTACACTCTCAGCAAATAAAATTTTAGGCTTGTCCATCTCGATTTTATTTTCTAATAATTTTCTTCGTTCTTGTTCTGTTTTTAGCTCAGTCGCAAGTCTGATTATAAAATCTGGATTAGTGAGAGTTTTTTCTATGGTTTCAGGTGTCATATATGCTCCATGTTTTCTTATGGATGGAATTACTTCGTTTGTTATCCATCGTTTGAATTTTTTTGCTGCTGGAAGTTTAGAATTTAAAACTAAACTGTATAATCCACTTTCATTAATTAGTATTGGTTTTTGTGTTCTACCCATGGAGTCGTAAATTTCTACCCCATCGGTTTTATCATCATCGTCTATATGATAAATGATTGCATCTCGTGTATTTGCATATCCTAATTTTTCAGCTACATCTTTACCAACAAACCATGGTTCATTGTCAAATAAAGTTATCCTTATTTCTCCAAATTCATCATTTTTAAAAATTTGTAAATTATTCATCAATATATTCCCTTCTATTTAATCAATTCGTCAATTGATATATTTAATATTTTAGAAAACTTTTTTAACGTTTTTATACTTCCTATTCTGCCCCCTGCTTCTAATTTAGATAAATAGGCTTGAGTAATTCCAAGTAATCTAGCAAAATCTTCTTGTCTCATTGGTTTTTTATCATTTCCATATCTTGCTCTGATTTCTTTAAGATTTATCTTCCTCACCCCCCTAATACAATTATATAACATAAAGTTATAATTATCAAGTATATTTATAACTTTATGTAATAAATAGCATTGTACACCTCCTTTCTTCTTTTATTTTCTCACTCTTGCTTGATTTTATAAAAAAAATATCTTAAAATTATATAACATCAAGTAATATATAAGGTGGATTTGAATGAATCTAGGTCCAAAAATTTCTCAATTATGTAAAATGCAAAATATAAGCCCTACTAAATTAGCTAAATTAATAAATGTAAAACAAAGCCTAATTTCTCAAGTCATTAATGACAAAAGAGGTTTATCATTAGGGAATATAGAAAAAATATGTGGAGTTTTTAATATACCTTTGAGTGACTTTTTTAGTACAGACAAGGAAATTGATTTAAATATGAATTCAATAGTTGATGATTTAAAAACATTAGATAATGATGAAATTGATGGTATTAAAACAATAATACGTTTAATTAAAAAAAATAAACCATAAGCAATTATTATATATGGAGGATTTAAAATGGATAGCGAATTAAAAAGATTGTTATATCAACATATACATATTTAAATCCTGCTTCCACATCTGAATATCCATCACTTGTTCCAGTTCTAACACCATTTATAGTTACTAAAATATTATTTTGATCTATCGTGTCACCAATTTGATATTTTGATTTAGTAGGTGCTACTGTAGTATCTGAAGTTGGCGTATTCTGAGTTGATGTTACAGTTTGTTGTACTGTATCTGTTGTTGTATTTGTTCCAGTATTTGAATTATTGTTGCCCTTTCCCATATTGTAGAATATTAAAAGCAAAATAATTGCTCCTGCAATACCAAGTAAAATTTTAAATACAGGTTTTTTATTTTTTGGTTTTTCTTCATTCATTTTGTGTATCCTCCTATAATTTAATTTTTTGATATAGCTATAGGACAATATTATTTTATCCAAAAAATTAAATCATATGAGGGTTAAATAAACCACATTAGTATTCAGTTTTCAATGAACAAAAACACTATGTTTTTAAATTTTCTCTTTAGCAACTCTTTTTTTATTTAAATCGAAAAAAACGCCATGGGATCTATAAATTAATCCTCATGGCGTTGGCGTAACAGCTCTAGCGCATTTAAAAACAATTATGATTTTTACTCTATTCACTTTTCTCTGTTTTTTTAATTCCTTTTACTAATTCTACTAAATATTTAACAGTAGTATTTAACATCTCAATTTCGGTATCAGTTAATCCAGAACTTAATCCTTTATTAGCAAAATCTATAATTGCTTTGCAGTTTTCCACTAGATGCCGCTTCTGTAATTTAGAAATATATGTCGTTTTATCCATTTCATTCCCCCCATAAAATTAACAAAGGATGCACAAAAAGCTTAAAAGTGAACCTTTAAGCTGGTATTGGTGCATTGGTGCTGATGCTGATTTGTAACTATAATAATTCTAATAGTTAAAATTCTGATACTGACGCTGACGCTAACCATTTATGCCATTCTATTATTATATTAATATTTTTAGAATGCTATTTAATTTATTTTTCAATCTCAAATTCTCTAATTCAATTTCATCAATTTTTTCTATTAATTTTTTTTCTCTTTCTGTTTCAATTCCATTTTTTATATTCATAAATCTTTCGATTGATTCTCGTGATATTCGTCGATCATTAGAAGATGAACTAATAAAAAAACTTTCGATCTCTCCATTTATAACTAATGAATATGCTTTAGAATATGAGATTTTTAAAATATTAGATAATTCTTCAATAGTGCAGCATACATCCATACCATTCACCTAAGACCATAAATATATAAAATTATAAAAATGGCGATGGCGTTTTACGTATAGTATATTGCACTTGCGCTTAAATTTTATTATTATTAGCTTAACATATTAATAAAATTATGTCAACCAAAAAATGTTAAAAATTTAAATATTTTCTAATAATATACAGATATATATTTAACCACTATATATATACTAGAAATGGAGATGATGAAATGGGAACGTTAAGAAAACGTGGTGAAACCTGGACCTATCAGATATTTTTGAAAGACGCTAATTCTAAATCTAAATTTATCACAAAAGGCGGTTTTAAATCCCAAAGAGAAGCAAAAAATGCTATGCGTGAATTGGAAAATGAAATACAAAACAATGGTTATATCAACGAAAAAAAAATTAAATTATCTGATTTTTTAGATCAATGGATCGAGAGTTATAAAAATAATATTTCATTGCCATCGACACAATATTATCAAAATATAATAAATAGAATAAATAAATATATGGCAAATACTATAATTAATGAAATAACACCATATTTACTACAGAACATATATACCAAAATGAAAAATAATAACGAGAGCAATTGGTATATTAGCAAATGCCATAGAGTGCTACATCTGGCGTTAAAACATGCGAAAATGTGGCAATTAATCAAAGATAACCCTTGCGAAAATGTCACTCCGCCACGTTACAAGAGTTCTAATAAGCCGAAAGTTTGGACTGAGGATGAAGTGAATCAGTTTTTAAATCTAATCAGAGGTAAACGAATTTATTTGCCTGTTTTATTGGCTGTAACTACTGGCATGAGACGCGGTGAAATATGCGCGTTACAATGGGATGATGTTAATTTTGAAACTGGATATATTTCCATTTCAAAAAATTTTCAATATGATCAAAAAAAACACACTCAAAATCTAGATTTAACAAAAACCAATACATCAAATAGGAGCATAACGATCACAAATAAATTAATTTTAGAATTAAAAAAACTCAGGCAATTTCAATTAGAATTAAAATTGAAACTAGGTAATATGTATAATGACCAAAAATTTGTTTTTGCTGATGAAAAAGGGGATCCAATGAAATTAAATTATTTAACTCAAACGTTTGCAAACGAAATAAAAGATAATAATTTTAAAAATAGAATACCATTCCATGGTCTAAGGCATACTCACGCAACAATATTATTATCAAAAAATATTAACCCTAAAATTGTACAGGAGAGGTTAGGTCATTCAACTGTTTCGATTACTATGGATATTTATTCTCATGTTACCCCAAATATGCAAAAAGAGGTTAGTGAAAAGATCGAAAATATGTTTGTATAATTGTCCAACTATGTCATTTGTATGTCATTTTAGAACTAGTAAAAAAAATACAGCTAACTCTAGTAATAGAGTCAGCTTATACCAATATTTATGCCGAAGGCGGGACTTGAACCCGCACGGTCGCCCGCATGATTTTGAGT